GCTGCTGCGCTGTCATCCCCTGCGTAGCGCCAAACTGTGCTGCTGCGTTCTGCGCTGCCGCTTGGTTTTGTGCCGCTGATAGTGCTGTGTTGAAACCCTGCTGACGTAACTGACCGATGGTGTTTGCTGCCTGCTTGCCGTAACCCAAACGTGTCTGCGCTTCTGCAACCCCTTGGCGCGATCCACCGAAAGCGTTAGCGGCTTCTGCTTGTGCGCCCATCTGGTTCAAAGCAATGTCTTGCGCTTGCCCGATGTCTGCCAGAGTTTGCTGAACCACTTGGCTTTCGTATGGGTTTTGATAGCCAGCCATCAACTGTGTTGGATCGGCTGCTTGATATGATGTCGCCTGAACCTGTGAGGGTTGGTAGGTCATACCTGCCGCTGTGCCTGCCAGTGCGCCTTGCTGCGCCCCCGATGCCTGTGCAAACGGGTTGGCTGTCATTTGTGGATTTGCGCCTGCGCCCATGTCTGTCTCCTACTTCCCGCCGCCGCTTGGCTGCATTTCCAGTGAAACAGGTTGGTTCTGTGGCGATCTGGAGCCTACCTCACCCGCTTCTGTTAATCCAAAACTCTCAATATAATCACGCTGCCCTTGCGGTACGTTGCTGATCATCTGGTCAATCATTGGCTGGGCTGAGTAACCCTGAACGCCGCCCATGTTCTGCACAGGTGGTAAATAGCTAGATGTATCAACCGTGGGCATTCCAAAAGATTGCGCTGCCATGTTTGTGTATTGCTGAGAAAGTTGTTCTTGCGGCGACAAGGCTGCAACTGTTGGGCCAGTTTCAGGTATGTATGTACTCATCAGGGGCGTTAAATCTGTCCCCATTCCTACGCCTTGTTGTAAGCCTGTTTCCAACCAACTTGGCAACGTAGCTTGTGTTGAACTTGTGCCACCTTTAGCCATTTTCAATCTCCTTGTGGAAATGCACATGCTGCAATTTCCAACCGTTTTCCGTTAATGGTTTTTTCCATCCTAACCGACCTGTCATCATTCCACCAGTGCAACCGTGCGATTTCGCCCACTGCCCTATGTCATGCTCCATGTCCATTATCTGATCCAATTCACCACCAGCAAGGAAAATGTTTATAACCTTCTTTCTAGGATATACCACAATTTCCGTAACTATGCACCCCCTTGGCGCTGCCCACAGTTGCATCTTGCTAGACGCAATCCCTGCAACAATGTCTTCCCATTCGTGCGTACCGTTGCAATGAACCAAAGCTGCCTCAATCCAAGGCTTACATCTTTCTAGGTCTGGGCTAAGTTTCCAATGCTTCATCCATGCACCCTTGTAATAGCAAGCGTTGCCGCAGGCGTGTCTGGCGCAAATCCTTGCGTAAATGCCTCTAGCCTACCGTTGGTGCTATCCACCGCTGTCATAGCTTCCAAGTAATCACCCGCGTTTACATCAAACTTTGCAGAGCGTGAAACAACTAGCGTTGCGCCGTTTTGGTGCAAGCTATTCTTCATGGTTGTGTTAGGAACGTCTGTTCCGTTGATTGCTGCCCAAAAGTAAAAGTTCACAGTGCTAGATGACGTAGAGCTAATCTGCGCTGAAAACATCAATAGGTATTCGCCAGCTTGGTCAAACACAATTCGCGTTGGATTTGTCGCGTCCTTGCTAATGCCTTGGCTGCTTGATGGATCGTCAAACAAAATCGCAATAGGTGACGAACCACTTGGATACGTTAGCTGCGATGAGCGAATAAAGTTAGCGTGACCATCTTCCAAGACAATCTGCACAAACGCGCCGTTCTTGGACACGACAGGATAACCCGCCTCATCGTCCCACAAGATAACGCCGTTTTCTGATGGGTTGTCGTCTGCTGTCTTAAAGTACAAGCGCGGAAGCTGCCTGCGCAGATATGCAGTAAGGTTATTACCCCAAGCCTTTACGTTGTCGCCAATCGGGGGTAGGACGGGTGCTGCCATTACCTACGCCCACCCGCTTTTGCGTCTACCCGCATTGTGCCAACACGCCACGCTGCATATGGTGTATCACCTTCTACGCGCATTCTAATCTGGCGACCTGAGAAGCGCACTGCTGTCGGGCTAGATGGTGTATACGGCCCGTGCGTGTATTCTGTGTCGTTGGGGTAGTATCTGCTTTTAAATGTCACATCTACATCGCCCTGCGTTTTTTCGTCAGGGATTAGGTCTGTGACCTGCATGATGTTATCGCCGTTGCCAATGCTGATCGGGCCGCTTTCTGCGAATACAGTCTGCTCTGTGCCGCTAACCGCGTATGACAATCCCACCTCATGGTCATACATCGCTCCGTTTGCGTCCATCAACATTGGATATTCAAACACGCCGCGTGACGCGCCAGAGGTGCGGGATAGATTGCCGATTAGCCAGTGGTTTTCTTTGTAATCAAACGCCACATAGCGATCTATCTCTGTGCTATTGGAAGATGCATAGAACCACCAGATTTCGCCAAACTGACCGTTGGTAAACGCCCACGTTTTACTTTTCTGTGAGGTGTTGATGTCGCCAAACACATAATCGTGAACATCGCACGGTATTTCAGAAACCAAGTTACCATCAAAGCGATAGAACCCACCGTTGCCCATCCAGAACACGCCCATGTCAACGTCTGCCGCCGCTTGGCGTGAAATGATGCCGCAAGATGTGCCAACGCGCTCAAAGCCATACACATAAGGTGGGCCGATATAACGTGCAGTGTGCGCGTCAACGTCTGTAATGACTAGCGTCTGACCGCGTGTGCGGATCGCAGTTTCAATCTGGCCTGACGTTTGCAATTCAATATCGCCAGCCTCGTTTGTGGATGCTGGTGTCCATGTGGTGTTGTCCTCACGGTCACTCCACTGCACCTTGCGAGGATTGCCGCCCGCGCCTAAAGCAAACAGGAAGCGTTCCTCTGTCACGATTAGGCCAAGGTTGTCTATTGGCGCGTTTGAGATTTGCTGCGCTGGAAAGGACGTTTGAACAACTGAAACAAGGCTGATATCAAAATTAGAGCTTGTACTTGTCGCATTAAAAGAAACTACTGCTGATGAACTGTCGGCAGTAAATTCATATTGGACAACCGTACCTAACCCGCCAGCGTCAAAATCTGTAATAGTTTCACTTAGAAGTGTGGCGTTACCAGTTACTGTAACAGTAGCATCCACTGGTGCGGTAACTGATACTTGGTTAAATTCAATTGTGTATTTTGCACCAGCAACGGTAGTTATCGTTTGCGACAACGACCCCACAACACCCGTTACGCTGGCTATCTGATCGTCACTAGGGTTTTGTGGTGTGCCACCAGATAAGAAACCACCGTAATTTGGGATGAATGCGTTGTTTGTGTTCGTCCAATTTACAAAGTTATAACTGCCAAAAATAGCGTCAGAAAAGTCACCGTCAGTGATTTGTTCTGTTGCCCCCGTTTGCAAGTCCCATTCGTACAGCTTGCCATCAGCATTAGAGCAGGCCACTAAACGCTCACCCCAGTTATCTAGCGACCATGTAGTTGCCGCAACAAGGTTGCCAGTGTCGGGACGTGGTGTGCCGTATGTGCCTGCGCCATAAAAGCCGTAGCCATACCCAATATTAACTGACGCATCCTCTGACCCTGCTGTTAGGCCTGTTGGTGCAATGTCGTATGCAGTGCCACCAGAGACAACTGCGAATAACTCATTGTATGATCCCGCTGCAACATAGCGTGTGCCGTTGTTGCTTTCCCAAGTGTGCATAGAGCGCGGCGCATTTGTCGTAATACTGGCAATATTTTCATTCACACGCCAGCCGCCGATAGGACGAAGCGATCCGTCACGCCAGCGAACAAGTGAGCCATCACGCCAGCGACCAGAAGCGTCTAGCTCCGTACCTGTGCGGTAGAAGCCTGCGGGGATTTTAAGCGGTATGAGAGCCATGCGCGTTACTCTGGTTTAGTGGGCCAGTTGATGGTGTTTGGAAAGCCTGCTTGCTGCGGTACGTTGAGCAAGTCAGTGCGATACTGCGTCCACTCATTTTGTTTCTCTGCTGTTAAGTCTGCCCAACGTAGTGGATTGGTTACAATCGGGTCTACTTCCGATACTAAGCGTTCGTTTCTCTCATAGCGCACTTGAGATGCTGTCGTTGCATCTAGTTCTTCTTGTGACGGTGCAACATATGGTGTGAAATTAGTGCCAATAAGAGACATGAGGCTGTCATTGTCTATCGTATTGTCAGTATCAAAGTCTGTTAGTAAGTAAGGTATCCACCCGTATTCTGGATGGTTGATCTCTACGTCTATAATTGTGTTCTCAGCGTTCATAGAACGCGCGTTACGAAATTCTGTTATTTCTACTGTTGATGCCATTTTATGAAATCCTTACCCAAATACCACAGTAACCCGCACCGCCATCACTAATGGCACCACTCATACTTCTCCAAGTTCCAGACTGAAGGGTTGAGTTAGCATTTTCGAAGCCAGTTGAGGTATATCGAGGGACACCAGATGGCCCTTTCATTTGAACGCTGTGGAAAGCACTATTTGTGGCCCCTGCGGCATAACTAGTGTTTCTGTTTGCTGGGCGACCAAAAGAGTATGCACCCACGGCACCCTGTGTGTTTGGCACACTTGTAAGGTACCCCGCACCGTTGGCTAGCTGATTGTTGTTTGTTGGAATAGTGCCTGTCGCGTATCCCGCCGCAGCGTGGTTGCCCCAACTATACGCTGTGTTCCAGTTGCTTATATCGGAAGTTGATGGAATTTGCGATGTCTGTGGAATTGTATACCCACTAGCTAGTGTGACAGCCAAAGTGCCGCTTGTTGTGATTGGCGATCCGCTGATTGACAAGCCAGTAGGAACGGTCATAGCAACGCTTGTTACCGACCCAGACCCCGCAGAGGCGTTGATGTATGTTTTTAAATCGCTCATGGCGACCTGTTTCATTGTGCCTGCGTCATTAAAAACAACGCGGTCAGCATCAACAACTGTTGTAGATATTGCGACTGTGTCACCGTCTAAAATATTTAGTTCTGCTGCTGTTGCTGTAACACCATCAAGGATGTTTAGCTCTGCCGCAGTTGACGTAACTGCTACGCCGCCAACTTCCCAGCCCGATCCCAGATTGGGTGTGACTGTGTTTGTACCGTCAGCGTTGCTGTTTATCTCTAAAACAATAGCATCTAACGCGGTGTTGATGGTTGTCCCCCAACTATCCTCAGAACCGCCTACG